TATTGTCCTACTTTGGTGAGTGTTGATCAGTGATTCTGATTACACCAAAGCTGACAAAATATGACCAGGGACGCAAGTGAATTTATTAACTAATTCACAAGATATTTAGCAACGTAACTAGCAGCAAGATATATAACAAATCTGGCATCCAAGTAAAAAGCCACCTGTTGGTGGCAAATATTTACTATTAACTTTTAATTTTCAAGTCACATTCAATTGAGTTTTAGTTTTTTCTTTGGGATGCGGCTTAACACTTATCACTTCACCCGGTTTGGAAATAAAACGGACAAACGTTTCATGGCTGACGAAAGTAGCACCACAATTGATGTTCTGGCATTGATTATAACGTTCTTTTGTATGGCAGGAATGCTCAAAGCTGCTGCGTGCATGAGCAGCTTTACCACAAAGAGGACACTTGATCATATTTTTTACCTTTAACTAAAACATGAACTCTCATTATGCGAACAATATAACAATGAGATCTCATTTGAAGAACAATTATTTCATGTCGAGATCATCAATTTTTAATTCCAGAGTCAGTGCTGTTGTAAAACCACCAGATCCATTCACCGTGTGGGTAACTGTCGTTAATGTCCATTCAGCGGCATCTATTTCTGGTTTAAAGCCGGTAACTTTGATTGGTATTTCAGGGTAGAGATCTGCACGCCCCTGAGCCAATTGAATCGAAAACGTCGCTGCCCCACGTTGTATTTTCTCCCAGGCAACCTTGGCAGCACGTTTAGCACTGACTTCATCAGCATAAGTACGGGAAAGTTCCAATACGTTATCTTTGCTACCTACTAAATAAAAGGTTAATTTATCAGCATTTTTCTGACTTTTTCGCTCAACGGTTAAGGTATGTTTTTTCTCCGGTTTACGGACATCCAACCAGTTTGCTACCACGCCAGTATAAGCCTCTCGGTCAGATAGCGTAAAATTGTGGTTGTCACCTGACCGACGTGTAATCACCAATGCAGGGATAACCGCACCACTGGCTGTTTTATTCTGTCCCTGCCGAATAAATATCAACTTACCATTTTTTACTGAAGCAATTGCCCCTTCTTGCCTTGCCAAGCGCGTAAGAAAACTACCATCTGACTCATTCGTCTGATCAATATGGTTAATAAATATCTTCGCAATATCCTGATGCAAATCGGCGGTAAGGTTATTTCTAGCAGCGATAGTATGGACAATATCCCCTATCGTTTTCTCATGATAAGACTCTTCACGTCTCATATTGAGAGATTCACGGAAATCAGCACTACGGGCACGAATCGTTAATTTGTCCGGTGCTCCACTGTGACCAATTTCATCCACAGTAAAACGCCCTTTACTAATCAGTGGCTGATCACGCCATCCCAACGCCAATGAAATTACATTACCTCTGGAAGGTAGCACTAAACTTCCATCTGCATCATCCAGTTCAATATCAAGCTGGTCGGCTTCAAAGCCACGATTATCTGTCATCGTTAGTGACATTAGGCGCGATTGAATGCGCCCGCTGATATCTTTATTGTCAATTTCCAAAAGAAATGCCGGTGCACTGCCTTTTTCGGAACCTCTGCCAAATTCAGATGTCATGGCAACACCTCTCTGACCCTATCTGACAAATTGTCTGTAAGCATAGAGAATTGTTCCTGAAGATCACCGAACATTTCACTTAGAGAACTATCCACTCGCCGTAATGTCAATGTGAAATCAATTTTGCGGGCAGAACCATTCGACATAAATTCAGTTTTTGTCTGGTCGATACTCTCAATGACAAACATACCGTAAACCGTGCCGCTGCCATCTATAAAGGACCAAGCTTTACCGCTATCAGCCATCACTTGTAGTACCGTCAATGATAAACGACCACCGGTAATTTCTGGATATAACGAACCGGAAAGTGTCATTGTGTCGTTATCCGGCCCCAGAAATTGCCAGGCAGGCCGCATCCCGATACGGCTGTTAAAAGCATGCCGCCATGACTGCTGATGTTGCATACTTTGGTATGGTGTGGTTTTCAACATAAAAACAAATAAACCCAGTGCAGCCATCATAATTAGAATTCTCCTCTATCAGAGAATGAACTGCGTAAACGCGCCTGCTGTTTACGTTCCCGATCATCCAATTCGCGCCTAACCGCTGCTGCAATATCCTGCGCAGATTGCCCCGGCGCACCATAGATATTTATATGATAGACCGGTGATTCACTGCGGTACTCTACCATCTGACGTTTGTCCGCTTTCTTTTCCTGAATCTGAGGATAAGCATGAACCGGTAAGCTCTGAACATGCAATGGTGCGGTTCTGGCTGCGGCAGAAGGCGCCATTACGCTCAAAGAAAATGCCGCAGCGGCAGCAAGTTTAGCAGTCTGTCGGCGGCTAATCACATTAACAGGGCCAGTAACAATCTCTGGTCCATATTCACCAACAATACCAAATCGGCCAACCGGAATAATGCCCCCCTTATCATGTTTGGGCAGAACCGAACTAACATTAGGACTCATATTATTACTGGCGTCTTTTGAAATATCCTCCTTTGACCGCATCCAATCAGGGAGATACTCAGACAATGAAGTCAGTTTCTGTTTCAGGGCTTCCCATTTTTCATTAATCCCATCTAGCAAACTATTAACTATCGCAGTTCCGAACTCTTTAAATTTATCGGGCAGACTCATTATGCCGGCAATAATTTCATTCCATTTATCCGAAATCGATATTTTAATATTCTCCCAGATATCCAACGTGTTCTGCTTAACTAATTCCCAGGCATTACTGATATTAGTTTTAATACTTTCCCAAGTTTGCAAAACACTCTGTTTAATGGATTCCCATTTCTCACTTAGGCTAATTTTAATATTTTCCCAAAGCTGAGAAAATTTCGGCCCCAATGTTTCCCAGTTTTGCCAAATATAAACAGCCGCCATAGCAATTACACCAATAATGGCGAGGATTGGGTTAGCCATCATCAAACGACCAACGATCATCATGGTGCTACCCAACATTTTCAGAGCATTCCCGACTAATCCGAGCGCTCTCACACCAGTACTACCAAAGAAAGTAAGACTATATTTCGCCACAGCTAACGGAAGTAATATTGAAGCGATCGCCTGTACCAATGCGCCAAAAACAGTTAACATGCCTCCGACCACTACTGTAATAGTCGCAAGCGTTGCAGCCAAGCGTGGGTTGGCTTCCATCCATTCACTGACTTTATTGACTACATTTGTTACTTGCTGAGTGACTTCTCTTGTAGGACCTTCTACGCCAGAAAACATCTGAACGCCCAGATTACTCCAAGCGGCATTGAGTTTTTGGATATCACCAGTGAGATTATTCGTCACTACAGATGCAACTTTTTGGGATTCACCTTGAACATTTTTTAGTCCAGCGATAAAAGTTTGCAATCCTCCCTGCCCTGCTTGATTTACCAATATATCCAAAGCAGGAACAGCGTTTTCACCACCAATTGCGGTGAAATAACTCGTACGTTGTTTACCGTTCATTGAACGGGTTTTATTATCTAGTTCAACGAGAATATCAGGTAATTGCCGTAAATTACCTTTAGCATCACGAGTCTTAATATCTAGTTGTTTCAATGCGGCGGCGGCAGCTTTAGGCGGTTCAGCCAACCGACTTAGTACATTGCTCAAAGCCTCTCCAGCTTCACTTCCCTTAATATTGGCATCACTTAGCTTTCTTGTAGCAGCCGCAACGGTTTCAATATCAATCCCCAAAGAAGTGGCCGCTGGAGCGACAGATTTCATGGTGTCACCCAATCCCGCCAACGTTGTTTTTGAGCCAATAAGCGTTGCCGTCAAAACATCACTAACATGCCCCATCTCCTCGGATTGTAATTTAAACCCTTCCAGTACATTAGTACTAATATCAACCACATTGGCGAAATCTGTACCGCTTGCCTGCGACATTAATACCGCACCAGGCATCACATTCTTTATCTGGTCAGGAGAATACCCCTTGGAGGCATACAGGCTCTGTCCCTGTGCAATCTGGCTGGCAGGAATCCCTGTACTTTTGCTCAACTCACGACTTTGATTGAGCAACATAGTGTATTCAGGAGAATTTTTTTCAATATTGGTTTGTGCCTGAATTTTAGACATTTGAACATGAAGATCATAACCCGGCATCAGAAAGTTTTTACTGGTTGTCAGTATCTTGCTACCGGCTGATTTTGCACTAGCACCATATTGGCTAACGCGGTCACGAAGCTCTTTGATTTTGCTATAACGACCTTCACCGCGATCTTCTTCCTTTTTGTTACTGGTATGCGCAGTTTCCTGCGCATATTCAGGAGCAGAATAAGGTTTAATTGCTTCATAAGTCTGATTTAATCGCTTGAATTCATCGCGATTTTGCCGGAGAGAATCCGCCAACCTTTTATTATTTCGCTGGGCAGATTTCAAGGCGCTGGTCAGCTTATTAACGGACTGTATTACCAATTTAAGCTGTGACTGTGTATTACTCATTTTCTGCACCACTTCGTAAGATGGCCCGATGTCGCCAGTCCAGTAATTCCGGTAGTGACATTTCATCTGTCACTGCCGGAGACCAGTGGAAAACGGTGGCAATATCTGCCACCAATTCATCTACGGTTAGTCGGTCTGGAAACCGGACTTCGCCGACTTCGGTAACAAAAAATTGACCACCTCAACACTGAGATTAATCAGATCGCCGGGTGTCATTGACAACAAGTCGCTTTTAGTGAGCGCTGGTGTGGTAACACGTGGCAAAACCAATATCATTGAATCCACATCCATCTCCAGCAAAGCCTGTAGCCGAGCACCACGCAGCGCGCCACTGTTCGGTTTGCGCACCACCACTTCAGTGATGTTGCTACTACCACGTGCAAGCGGTTCTTCTAATACGATTGTGCGCTGCTCGTCGTTTTGAGTAATTAGTGTTTCTGTCATGGTTCAACCTTGTTTATCCGATTAGATTAAAGACCCATAGCGCGACGGTGATCTGCCAAGCGATCTTCACCATTAACGACTTCAACCATGTTAACGGTATCCACTTCGATCAGAACTTCACCGTCCCATGTCAATTTGAAATAGGTGTTTTTAGCGCTGATTTTGGTCTGAGTATTATCTCCTTGCTTATAAGTACCGTGGTCAAACTCATGGAAACGGCCACGCATCACGATTTCAACAGCAATCACATCGCTGGTATCATCGCGCTGGCAGGAGCCCGCAAAGCGCAACATTACGCCATCGGCTTTGGTCAGACCCCATTGCCGATAATGTTGAGCTTCCATACCTCCCAGAGTAAATTCAACGTCCAATGCACCTTCATCCAAGCCTAAATCCACGGTTGCGCTACCGTTCATACCACCGCCACGATAGGTTTCCAGTTTACGACTCAGCTTAGGCAGAGTAAGTTCTTCCACGATTCCCTGATAACTATTGCCATCATTAAACAAGTTCAGGAATTTAAGTTTGCGAGGTAATGCCATCTGTGTCCCCTTAGCCGTTTATGCTTTTCGCGAAATCCATCAGGTAACGATCTGTAATACGCTGGCGTAACATCATGTTTTCCAGTGGTGGTACAGGTGTATAGTCGTAATCGAGGGTCAATTTACCCGCTTTCAAGGTGTCTTTATCATTGGCGTTTTCGTCATACCAACACTGACCGTCAATAATGTAACCCCCAGATTTCAGTTCGCGGAACTTAGCGTTAATACCTTCGATAATGTCTCGTACGAGTGAAGGAGTAAGTGGTTTATCGATCGCCCACATATGCGCTTCCGCCATAGTGTCAGCCAATACTTGAGCGGTACGAGTGTAACTTTCGAACTGGAACAATGGGTCATCAGCACAGGTACGGGAACCCCAGAAACGGAAGCCATTTTTACGGATAAGTGTTGTGATACCATTTTGGTTTAGCAGACCTGAATCTGTTGCTGGCTCTTGAAGATCCCAGAATACGTCTGCTGAAAGACCGGTCACACCATTGACACCGATATTGGACAGTGTTTTGTGCCAACCTGTTTCTTCATCAATTTTTGCGCGCAAACCCAGTGCACGAGCAGTAGCGTAGGCGATAGTCTCTTTATTAGCAACAGTATCCCAACTCAGGAAATCAGGCCAAATCAGCATCAGTTCGCGCTGACTGAAGTTTTTGCGATATTCGATAACTTCTGAGATAGTCTTACTGCCATAGGCGCTGATATAAGCCATTGCTCTCAGCTTGTATGCGATACTCGCCAACTCAACAGCAACAGCCTTTGTATCCAGCCCAGGAACCCCCAGAATACGTGGCTTCACACCTAATTGGCTTTGTGCTGCCAACAGTGCCTGTATACCGGTTTTCTTACCTTCATTAGTTGTAGTACCAATGATGTTGCTGGTAGTTTGTTCTTCCGTTTCACCTTGTGCTACACGGACAACAACAGTAACGGGTTTAGACTGGTCTGAGATAGCTTTAAGTGCCTGAGGCAATGTACCGGTTTTACCCGCTTTGCCAATTGCCATCGAAACATCAGTAATCAAAACCGGAGTGTTTAATGGAAAAGTTTTTTCGTCTGCCTCAGGACCAGTACAGACCATACCGACAATAGCGGTGCTAACAGTGGTTATGGTGCGTGTGCCTTCGTTAATTTCCTCTACACGGACGCCGTGATGATATTCTTGTGCCATATTAGCGGTTCTCCTATTAAGGTGTCCCGCTATGTTGAAGTATCCGAATTATTAAATCATTCGATGGGAAATGTGTGGGAGATGATACAAATCAGGTTGGTTAATTTATTATTTTTTCTAATAATTTAATTGCTTGTACTTTATAGATAGTGGAAAAGGAAACCTCTTAAATCAATATCTGTTTCTTCTGTCGTAAACTTTTAGCTCTGTTTATTGATTATTTTTTCACAGATTTTCTCTACAAAAATAGGTGATAATTTATACACATCGACGCATTTCTCTGTAAATCACTGTTCTGGTCATTTATTGGCACCCTGATATAGCCAATCTTTGCCATATATACTCCTGCTTAGTGCCGATACGAAACTATTCTTTCGGAAATCTCACGGATTAGTGAGTTTTGAAAAATCTTGGTTTGGTGGAAACCGTTACCAAAGCCGCAAACGCGTTGCAACGTAGCGGAGGCAGTGTAACAGGTGACATAACTATTACTACTGACTCTATGCTGAGTTGGAACAGACACACCGACTTCGCCTCTGTCGGTTTTAAAGACACAGGAGATAATGATACAGACTCCTATATGTGGTTTAGAACGGGGGATAATGGTAACGAATATTTCAAATGGCAGCATGCTCTCTCTGGAGGGCCAACCAATGAATGGATGAGCTTGAAATCTGATAATCTTCGAGTTAGGGGGTATCAGGTCTATCATGAAGGATATAGACCAACCGCTGCGATTATTGGTGCTTATACAAAATCAGAATCAGATACGCGTTATATTCAGGACATTCGCCTTGGCGCTAAAGAGAGTGCGCAAATATGGAAAAGTCCCGGAGATAAAGACACAAGTGGGCATACCATTATTGCTGCAATAAATGAAAATAGAGATGAATTAGTTGACACCGTAAACCGCAGGCCAATACAGAAGAAGGTTAACGGCATATGGATGAATATATCCAATATTTAGTAAGGTGATTAATATATGCAGAACATCAAAAATTTTTCCCAATACATACCTGACTCAAAACAAGCCAGAAAATTCATTGCGGATTTTAATGTCATTTATTTGAAGTCAGAAGACGGCCAAGACTGGTATGAATGCCAGAAAAGCTTTAACCTTGATACAATCAAAGTAATGTATGATTTTAATAATGTAATCCGTTCAATATCAGGAGATATATCAGCTTTTAACCCAGATGGAATGAGTGTAGCTGAGGTGAGTAATTTGCCTGATTCTTGTGATATTTCTGGCAAATGGCAATATATAAATGGTGATATTGTTCCGCGTGAGTATACAAAGGCCGAGTTAGTTGCTCAAGCAGAAAGACATAAAGAGGAATTGTTAGCCCTTGCCAGCAATAATATTGCCCCCTTACAGGATGCCATTGATCTGAGCGAAGCAACTGCGGAAGAGATAGAACGACTCAAAGCCTGGAAAAAATACCGAATGCAAGCAAACCGCATTGATCCCACCATAGCACCAGATATTGAGTGGCCTGTACGACCAGTATAAATAATATAGGCCCGCAGTTCACAGACCGCAGGCCTTTTTTCTACTCTGGCTTTTTAGGGTAATCAATAAGTGTTTACCTAATGCGCCAGGTCTTATTGGAATGGAAAAAATACCTAGCCATACTTAACCAGGTTGATACTTCAAAAGCATCAAAAATCGACAGGCCAACATAGCCATAGCCTTAACTGAAAAAAGACCGGAGACAGAATAACGCCCGGTCTTGATAATTTTATTATTCTGGTATTTGCGGCCACTCAATATCTGAAGCCATTGAAGTATCAACACGGCTCAGTAATACCACATACTTCTTCCAGGCAAGCAATAATGTTTTCTCTGCGTCTGAGGCCATCTCAGTCTCAATAGCATATTGTAATAAAGTCATGGCTTCATCAGCCTGTTGGCGAAGAGTGACACGTTGTTGTTCTGCCTGTTTAATCTGAGCGGCTTTTTGAGCTTCAATGTCCGTTACCCATCTTTCACCATCCCACTTGTCAAAATCGGTGCTTGGCTGTTTGAATGTCAGCATTTCTGGTAATTCACCAGGTTTAATGATTTCCTTCTGTTCCCCAGTTTGTGTGCTGTAAGCTATTTTTCCTCGATAATCTGGTACAATTTGCCAACCGGTCAAATCAGATGAACGGCAGGCGACATATCCCTCTTGGGTATCAGGTGGCGCGTCTGCGCAGGAATTGGCAGGAATACCGACACCAACGGGAAGATACTCATCAGAACTGTTTAAATATTCCAGCGTAATCGCATCGTAATTAAACACAACGATACTTCCAGTACTGATAGCAATATTATTTTTATCCAGTACAACCTTATTCATCAGGCAATCCTTACAATGTAATTAAATGCCATGTTTCGTGGACGTGTTTCTATTCCTGTTGAAGCAGCAATTGCATTATCCATATAACCGAAACCACCAGCTCCCATTCCAATAGCAACACCTAATCCGCGAGGATCAATTCCGTAGTTAACGCCTTGGTGCACACTATTGAGAATATAGCTTGGTGTACCCACCCCCTCGATTCCACCATTTGAGTTAGACCACATCCGTCCAATCCTGTGACTGTGTGGAGCAATATCTGCTAATTGAGAGGATAATATATATCGACCAATATCTACCCCACGTCCATCATCCCAGCCCCGGATAAATTCACCACGTAAATCGGGTAATCTACCAGTAGGATAAACTTCCGCTAATTTTGGATATAAAGACTTATCAAAGATTTCCCCATTACATTTCACCCACCCATTTGGTGGTATGTCAGTCGGCCAAGGAAGTGGTATTCCTACCGGGATCTCTTCAAGTACAGACATGAGCATTATGCTGCCCTTACAATGTAGTTAAACGCTACGTTACGTGGCCTTGATACCCCTATATAATTAGCACTGGTAGTCCAAGTCGTTGCTGAACCTCCAGAAGCTCTAGCTCTTAATTGAATATCTTTATTTTGAGGGGTATCCCACTGTAATTTCGTACGCTCATTAACTGAGAAGTTAACAACATTATCAGCAGGTTGATGAACTTCCTGTAGTAAATAAGACCCTTCTTGCCATACCAATAATGTACGATCTGGATCAACGCCACGCTTGTCATCCCAGCCACGGATAAATTCACCCCTTAAATCGGGCAAATTACCACCAGGATAAGCCTTGGCTAATTCCGGAAATTTCGCTTTATCAAAGGCCGCACCATTACATTGCAACCACCCATCCGGCAGTGTGGCCGTCGGCCAAGGAAGTGGTACACCTATCGGAATTAGCTTTTCCATCAAACCAAGGTTTTTTACAAAAGCATTTTTATCTGGGATATCCGCGCCATTTTGGTTTTTTGCCAATTTACTATTAGCATTATCATAAGCCGCTTTTACTGCTTTGGGTGTTGCTGCTGTAGTTTCATCATTACTGTTAATGGCACTACTAAGTTTTGTAAAACCTTTTTCTGTCAACGTGGCGTCTGGGTGATTACGGCTTTTTTCATGTTTCTGAATAGAGCTATCTACATAATCACGAGTTGCTAAAACTACAGAGGGATCGATTTTCAGCGTTACCGAATCCGTATTGCTAACAATCAAGATCATTCTGATAGTTTGTGTTCTACCCGAACCTTCCTGTAATTGTGGTTTATAGGTTTCCGGACAGTTTGCTACTGCAATCAAGTTACCTTCACTGTCAAACAGACCAATTTCACGCATCCACCAACCACCCTCACTTTCAGGGATAATTTGTTCGGCAATAATTTGGTTGGTGTTTACCGAGTCGACGCCTAATGTATTAATTGCAGCACGACGCTTTTCATTAACTAATTTTGTCTGATTGACGTCAGGATCTGGTAATTTACCGCCACCGTCACCAACAGCCATGTGAGTAATATCGACTTTTGTCCCCAAAGCAGCAGCATTTGCCAGTTTCGCCGCTCCCAGGTTAGTTAAAATTGCAAAATATTTCATGGTGAAACCCTCAATGTATCTGTTTCGATCAAATGAATTGCTGCCCCTAAAGGCGTATTGTCGCTAGTTGTAATGATGTCAGGGAGATATTGGTAAACAGTGAGGTCATCTCCACTATAACTCGTCGCAGCACAATAAAATTCGCCCTTAACATCCAGATTGATTGACAAACCTATCAAATGACGACTTACAGGCTTGGCATCAGAAATTAGTCGTTCCAGCTCTAAAAAAGTTTCTTCGGTGATCCCGTTTTCCTGTACCCCTATCGCCAACCGGAATGTGCCCGGTGTTTCATTGTTCTGCCACCATTCCTTTATTTGAATGAGATAACCAAGCGGTTCTACCACGCGACGGACGGCACCAATGGTTCCCTTGTGTTTATGCAGAAACAGCGAATTTTTTATCACTTCCCGCTTAGTGTTTGCCGACCAATTTTCGTCCCAGCGATCAACCGACCACGCCCATGCTAGATAGGGTAATAATTCCTCAGGGCAAGTATCAGGATTCCAGAGTTGGCGAAGCGGGACTGGAATATTTTGCAATTGTGAACATGCCTTAGCAGCAGCCAACTCCAAAACCGTAGAACCTGTTGGTAACAGGCGGTCATTCATCAGAACCTCCTACTATCAAACCTGAATTTGGTTTGGAACAATCAGCAGTTTGTGTTTTACCTATTTCCAGTTTTGCGTCAGTACAATAAGGAGCTTGATCTTTACACAGAATTATGTCCTTCGTCGGAGCTCTCAGTTCTACCTGCTGTACTCCCGCGACATGCAGCGCAGCATAAATGGCAGATAACCGAATATCTCTGCCTAACTTATGTTGATCTAGCATGTATTTATCCATATTTTGTTGAGCCAATTTACGGATAGGCTCAGATTCAGGTGTCGGATAGAGATAAAGCACAGCATCAATTTGATATTCCACTATTTGGGCTGACTGCACTTTGACCCGATCAGCAACTGGTCTGACGTTTTCATCATTAAGTGCCACAATCACTTTATCTAATAAATCTTGTGAAGCTACACCGTTATGCTCCTTATCTTCCTCATCTTCTTTATCTTTTTCCCATTTCCATTTCCGTGATAAAACAGTCACAGTCACATTGGCTGGTGATGGGCTGATGACGGAAACATCTGCAACAGTTTGATATTCACCTTTGTATTCGCTTTTATTAGCATGAATACTTTCATTAACCTTAAGAGCATGATATTCATACGCACCTATTGGCCCTGCAACACTTAGCCCTTCGAAGGCTCTTTGGATGCGATCACGGAAAGTGCTATCAGGCTCCATAACTGCCCGGGTAACGTTATAGTTCGCTCCTAACTGGTCTAAATCGCTATTGGTTGCATAGGCCAACATTACTGCACGAGCAGCTTCATTAACCCGCTGGCGCAATATCAATTCCCGGTAAGCATTTTCCTCAAGTAACTTAACCAGAGGTTCGGATTCTAATTCCAATGTTCGAGTAATAGCATCCTGTTGTTCTTCAGGATAAAGAGATATTAATTTGGCTTTACGTTCAGCCAACAGGCTTTCATAATCTAGTGGCTCGACTACATCAGGTGGCGGCAACTGGCTTAGATCAATGGTCGGCATTGTTTTACCTCACAGGGATAGATAAAGAAAACCCCCCAGGGGACAGCTGATAATGACCAGATATATCTACTGTCATTTTGCCGTCTTGTTGGGTATTTATGGTGATAGCTGTCAGATTAATTCGCGGTTCCCAACGGCTAATAGCTGTATAGGTGGCTGCCATAATTTGCAGGCGTAGAGCCGCGTTCTGTGGCCAGTCAATTAATTCAGGTAGCAGAGAACCATAAGTACGACGAGCCAAACGACTACCGATGGGGGTTAGTAAGATGTCGCTGACAGACTGGCGTACATGATCCAGATCCGTCAGGCTATGACCGGTTTGTCGATTCATTCCAAGGTACATCATTATACTGGGCCTCCTGTTGTCGCACCGCCTGCCATAACGCCGGTATGTTGGTGAGAATGTAAGGTCACACCATTAGAACTGAGTTTTCCGCCTGTATTTTCAACATCACCTTCCAGCTTAGTTTTTCCTTTTACAGCAAACTCTGGTGTTTCCAGTGTGATGCCTTTGGCTGCATCTGCTTTTACCGCCAGTGCATTCATTCCGACTTGTAGTGTTTTCATATCGATTTTGTTGACTGAAGTCAGTTCGATAGAGTTGATTGCCTCAAGTTTGATTGAATTGAGTGCCTTGAGTGAGATATTGGTTGCTTCAATTGCTACAGAATTTGAAGCCTGCACTACAGCAGTCTTAATACCTGTTACCTTTAAGGCACTAAATGCTGGTTCATACTCCATTACTGCTCCATCAGGGAAGACAATATGGACAGCTTCCGCAGAAGCAGGCAATGCTGATGGAAATTGATCAGCAAAAGCAGTATCAACAGTTTTTCCAGAAACAGCCAATGGCTCCGGAAATTGATTAGAATAAACAGCCGGTAATACAAAGGATGTGGTCAATTCACCGCCAACAGATAATAACAAAACTTGCTCACCACGGCTGGGAGCCCACCAAGTTCGGGAATTACCTGCTCGCATTGTCAACCAAGGCCGCCAGTCAGTTTCGAGATTGCCTGTCGCAATTCGGCATACTCCCCGGGTGGTATCTACCTCGGTAACAACACCAGTTCTGATCAGGTTACGCAATAAGCGCAAAAGTTCTGTTAGTTGTGTATCCATGTTTGGAAAAATGCCATTTGGTGGTTGTGGGTTTATGTATGAAAGAATGCCAGCAAAGGCAGCTGCCAACATCAAAGAGGAATTGTAAGAAAGACAAAACAAGTTTCTTGAAAATAGAAAATATAACAACATAAATTAAAAAGCCCTTCCCGTAATCGAGAAAGGCCTTTATGTAATCTATGTTACTAGGTAATTCTTTTGTTAAAGCTTGACTCTAATAGTTAAAAAAATTCAAATTTACGCTGATTGATTATATATTAAGTATAATGTTCCAGTTCAACTATTTATCTAGCCAGAATAGATAAGTTTAATTTCCTGATATAGAGTGATAATTCTATTTAAAAACCGCTAATTTAGGATGGATATCTTTAATCCCATAGTTGCAAAATAGGTTTCGTTGTAGCTGTCATAATTTCCGGCATCTCAACTTCTGTACCATGTGGCAGAGTTACACCATACTCGGCCAAGCTTGGGTTAACTAATAATACCTGTTCTGTCATACCTTGAGTCCGACCATAATGACGCCAGCATAAAGCATCAACAGTATCATTCTGCTGTGCAATTATTTTCATTAGGTATACCCTCTCTAATTTAGTCAATATTGTTAATTTAAAGTGTTATGGTGCGCTGAATAGTGGGAGAGAAACAATGAAACAATATTGTTAAGGAAACAGTACAAATGAGAAGCAAGAAGCCACTTTTCAGTGGCTAATTTAATAATTAATCATATCTTCCAAAATTTGCTGAATTCATAGGCAAAGTCTATTTCTCAGCTCATTTTCCAATGCAATCATTATCAATTTAGAAACTTTAGATTATTTATCATACAGAATTCCCACATTTATCTGCCGCATTTATTCTTCAAGCGTTTCGTGGTGGTTAATAAGTTGTTTTGCAAGTGGTGTCGACAACTCAGCAATCCAAACTAAAGCAAGTTCTTTATCTTCAGCATGATTACATTCACAGCTCGTTGCCATTCTGGCTATAAAATTAATACGTTGCGCTATTACTGATTCCATAAGAAAGTCCACTGACAAACTTACCTCCGCATAACATAACTGTATATAAGAACAGTACACTTTGATTAGAAAAATTTAAAGTGGTTTTTCATCTTTTTTGAGAACTATATTTGATAGTGTTAATATATTAATTATTGTTTTTATTGAAATAATTAATGGTTAAAAAGGTTTCTTTCCGATCACAATCCATTGTAATTAATAAGTTTTTCTTATTTTATCGATTGGAAGATTTTTTCTCTTTATTTAGATGACATAGTTTCACAAAGTATATATACCCTATGGATTTCAAGATGCATCGCGACGGCAAGGGAGCGAATCCCCGGGAGCATAGGTAACTATGTGACCGGGGTGAGTGAGTGTAGCCAACAAAGAGGCAACTTGAAAGATAACGGGTATAGATTGAAATTTATATGCCCATGATGCAATATCCTCTATCGGATCTAATAAATTTATTTGGGATCACTATAGCTCTTAATCAGAGGGCTTTGTGGAGACGGCAAACTCACTAAACTGTACTTTCAATGAAAAAAAACATAACTGAGATAAAAATGGGTGCAGATAGTGGAGGAAAGCAAGCTATCGAACGCCTTATCAGTGCATATAGTTTTAAATCACGTCAAGCATTGAGCGACCATTTAGGCGTGTCTAAAAGCACAATGGCAAACCGTTATTTAAGGGACAGCTTTCCAGCCGATTGGGTTATTCAATGCAACCTTGAAACCAATGCTTCATTGTTATGGCTAAGCACAGGACAAGGAGAAATGTTCCCTGATGGAGAAAAGAAAAAGGAATCTTTAAAAAACATTATTACCCCGAAAATACAACGCGTTAAATTGATTGGTGGAAAGCTGAGCGATGACGATCCAGTGATTTTAGATAATCAACTGATTGCCAGAGAAATAAAAAAACCTCTTATTGTCGATAACAATAAAACTTGGTATTTGCTAGATACAGAAGAACCTGATGTTCAAGATGGTTTATGGTTAATTGATATTGAAGGCATGCACAGCATTAAAAAAATTACAAGAATCCCAGTCAGTAAGATCCGAGTTTGTGATAACGATGTAACTTTTGACTGTGCAATTAATGAAATCAACTTTATTGGTCGCGTTTACCTAGTGATTTCCAGGTACTGACACACTTTTCAATTGTAAATAAATTAATTTACTTAGATGTGTAAATCCTATGCTGATGGCAATTCGTTACCCAAAAACGTCCAGATGCAGTGGATTTCATACACAATAGATTCTTTTGCTAGCAATAGCTGATTGTTAACTTATTCCATTGTTTCTTTATATCGTATAGTGCGGCGGAAGTTTTTTGTATAGAAAAGAAACGTGATATATTTTGGATAAATTAATAACCAATTAGCCTTGGATATTATGAATACAAAATTAAACATTTAACTAGCCGCACTGAAAATACTAATTTGATCGACAATTTGTTTTATTTACTGGAAAATATTTATATATTGTAGATAACGATATGTTGTAAATTAATGATAACTGTTTCCGTGTGTGGCCTTTTGCCAGCAATCTTGCTGCTTGTTGTTGTTCAACAAATGAAAGTGATACTGGTCTACCACCAATTCTCCCTTGGGCACGAGCAGCTATTAATCCTGCATTTGTTCTTTCTACGATTAATTCCCGCTCCATTTCAGCCAATGCACTCATAACATGAAAGAAAAATCGTCCCATAGAAGTACTGGTATCAATGCTATCAGTCAAGCTTTGAAAATGAATACCGCGTTCACTTAAATCGGAAATCAAAGTCACCATATTTTTTACGCTACGCCCTAGTCGATCCAATTTCCAAACGACTAGAGTGTCACCTTTTTTAAGTAGTTTTAAAGCTCGTTTTAAACCTGGTCTGTTGGATGTTTTTCCGCTAATTTTATCCTCAAAAATTTGTTCACAATTTATACTTATCAATGCGTTTCGCTGTAAATCACTGTTTTGGTCATTTGTTGACACCCGAACATAGCCAATCTTTGCCATATGTAACCCTGAATAATACCAATATAATACTATTATTATCGAAATTATCACGGATTGGCGAGTTTTTAAAAACCTTGGTTTAGTGGAAACGGTGGATTTGGCTAAGGGTGCAGTTCCAAACAACCGGAAAGTGAATGGAAAAATCCTATCTGAAGATATCAATATTACTTCTCAGGATATCTTTAGTGAGCAGGCGGTTTATTTGGGTGATCAGGCAAATTTGGATAACTATAAAATACCAGGGATTTATTACCAAGATTACAATATTTACGCTCAAAATGGTGCTAACTATCCTGAACCACTTGCCGGTTCACTTGTCGTTTTACAGGCTGCTGGGATCATTCAGCGTTATTTTGTTTATAACAGCAGCCGGGTATATACACGCAGCCAATATCACAATTTACCATGGACACCTTGGGCCCAAGAATATAACACGCTCAATAAACCCACTGCGTCGGATATTCAGGGTGAACCACGCTATACCACCACGATTGATCTTACTGGACTGAGTACTGAACGCTATTATCCGATTTGGTGGGACTTCCCACCAAATGTCGGAGCGAATTCTTGGTTAACGCTTCATAGGCCCTATCCATATGATGCAGAAAAAAAACCATTCGGGGAGGGCGTGACACATGTAGCCGGATTACTTACACAAATAGAAGGCGGAGAGCATCGGTGGGGTGGTGATGCACAATATTTAAATATTAAACGCATAAATCAAACCTATCGTAAAACAATAAAAGCGATCCGCTACACCATGATAAGCATCGCCAGACCCGTCGATGGTAAATATCCTCTCTATGGTGATGTTAAATCTGGTGATGTTGTAGGTTGTTATGTTTACAGTGGTTGTTATTTACGTGGTGGTTTAACCTATTTTGTGACCAGTAATTTCCAACCAATTCATTATTCACGTGAAGAAGGAGAGGTTGAAATATATCGGTGGTCAAATTCAGACCTTAATAGAGAAATTAAGTGGATGGTGAAATCGTTAGCCATCAATGATCCGTTATTAGGTGAAGAATATATTGATAATACAATACCTTACTCCCTAGAATATGACACGCTTTATCAAAAAAAACCATAATGAGGATATATGATAATATTAAATAGATTGGTAGATAAAAATGGCTATGAATATGTTAATGTGCCAGCTGAACCTCATCAATTAATCTCAATGGGTTTCAGTGCTCAAGAGGCTAAGGCATTATATCATCAGGCTATTATCGAACAGAAAAATAAAACCTATCACCGCCAACAATATTATTTATTAGAACAAGCTTCAATTAAAATGGCACCATTGCAAGATGCCATTGATTTAGGAATTGCTACTGATAATGAAATAACAATGTTGATGGAGTGGAAAAAATATCGCGTCGCGTTAAATCGAATGGATACCACGGCAAAAAATATTGAATGGCCAGAGCAACCAGAATAAAATGAATCATTTTTATGGTAATAAAAAATAGTAATTATTCATTAATTTGATTATGCATTTATGTCGCTTTTTATAAATACCTAACATGGTTGGGTATTTATATGATTTTTTATTTATTTAAATTATTTGCTCTAAGTAATATCACCGATTTTAAAGCTATCAGTTATTCTTTCTGAAAAATGATTCTTTATAGTTTTTCTATTATTTCAGTGATTTTTATAGACTGATATAAAATATTAAATATAGTGTTGGAGGTTGAATTACAATAGCATATAAAGTTATGAAGTTAATTTTTTATTTTTCACTTAAAAATTCAGAGACATTTTATGAAAGAACAAAATAAAAATCTGTTAATAATTCTGATGTAAAGATATGGTTTCAGAAACGATAAACATCTATAATTTTGTTTATAAGTCTTAAATCTACGGCCTGAAAAACAGGCCGGTATTATTTTATTCTGGTTTTTCAGGCCAGTGAATATCTGGAGCTGAAGAAATATTAATCCGGTTCATTAATACAAAGTACTTTTTCCAATCTAGCAACAATAGCTTTTCTTTTTCTGAAGCCAGCTCAGTATCTACTGCATGTTGTAGCAATGCGACTGTTTCGTTTGCTTGTTGTAACAGTGTTACTCGCCACTGCTCTGCCTGTTCAATTTGATTGTCTTTTACAGCAGCTTTATCAATTACCCACTTTTTACCATCCCATTTATCAAAATCAGTGGCAGGTTGCTTGAATGTCAGAAATTCTGGTAGTTCACCTAGAGCAGTAATTTCATATTGTGCTCGTGTCTGCTTGTTATAAGCTGTTTTTCCACGGTAATCAGGTACTATTTGCCAACAACTTTTATCTTCGCTACGGCAAACAGCCATATCATCAGAATCTGGAAGTTTTGGTGCATCTGGATAGGAATTGGCAGGAAGCCCCACTCCTTCCATTAGATATTCTGGTCTAGCGCCAATAAATTCTCTGGAATAAGGTTCCGCATGGTAGATTGTCAACCAACCAGCCTTGATTGCTAATCCGTTATTTCCCAATATTGCTGCTTCTGGTTCTAGGGAATATTTTTGTTTCTGTGTTGTCATTACGCTGCTCTCACTATGTAGTTAAATGCGATATTACGGGGGCGTACTCGAAATGTAGATAATGAAACTGCACCGTTAGGATTTAATTGGGTCGTAAAATATTGGCCGCTCCCGAATTCTGCTTCCTCAAAATCACTAGCCATAATTTCTGATGGATAATCACTTGAAAAACGATTAATAGGAGGAGATACCAATACTCCTATATTTGCAGAGGCAGCATGGGTGTAAAGATTAGGTAACTTTGTTGAATTCTGATGGGATAATATATCTCTCCCTGAATCAATACTTCTCCCATTATCCCAACCTCGAATAAATTCACCGCGTAGATCAGGGAGTGCACCAGAGGGATATGCTTCCCCTAATTTAGGGTATATAGATTTGTCAAACTGCTGACCACTACAAATAAGATAACCTGCTGGTGCGGTTGGTTTAGACCACGGTAGCGGAATACCAACAAGGATATCATCCTCTGTTAATATCTTACGTTTCCCCCTGAAGTTACCATTTTCATCGAAAGCGTAAGTAGAAACGCTGAATGCTTCTGAATATCCCCCGTACCCGAAAGAAAGCCCGCGAGCGTGCTGAGAGCTATCAACGTCAGGATGAGCTATATGAATTGCTAATGCCCCCAGATTATCAATTCCATTAGGCCTCAAAAATCCCGAACGGCCCAAATGACGTGAATTAGGATCATCATAATAGTTTGCAGTTTTAGCTAATATATAACCTGATGTTTTTGTATCCGTATTCAATTGAATAAATCGACTGTCAGACTCTGATTTAGAATAATGTTCATTAGCTATTGCAACATAGCCGTTCTTTCGAGGGAGTTGAACAACATTTATATTTGAGGAGTCAGACTCACGATATCCTATTGCACAAAAAGAATCTGCTTCATGAGAAGTGGTTTCTATGAAGACATATCGACCATCGCTTTTTGTTAGTGACAAACTGGAATAATTTCCACCTGTTTTAATATTGTGATTACCTGATATGAGTGATTCAGTTGAGTCTTTAGGAAGAGCGTTTTTCGCCAAATCCACCGTTTCCACTAAACCAAGATTTTTCAA